GTGGGAGGACTGATTGGCAGGGTTAGTTCCTCTAATAATGGATGGGTTGATAAAGATTTGGATTTTTTTCATCGCTATGTGATAACTTCTGATACTGATTTTAATGTCATAACAAAACCAGGGATGTATAATTTATATGCTACAAAATCGACTAATAATTCACCGGGTTATGATTATGGTTTACTGGTTGTTTTTTCGTCAGGTGGACAAATATTACAAATAGCAGCTGATGTTTTAAGTCAGAGATATTGTTTACGTACAAGACGGGATAACGGAGTTTGGACTTCATGGAAGGGTATTGCACTCACTTGATAGGTTATAACTCCCACTCGCTTTTTCTTTACGCTATCATATAAAAAAATACGAGTGGGAGGACTGATCGGTATTTCATTAGTGCTGAAAACTAAGGGAGGAATAAATATTCCATCTAGAGATTCGACAGATCCTATGAATGAAATTACCGAGAACGGAATATATACTATAATTCCAGCCAACGATGCTTATGGAACACTGATTGTATTCCAGTCATTTGGTGGAGCTGGTGGTATTGTTCAGTTTTATGCTCATCCCTTCGGCAATGGAATCTATCGATTTAGAATTAAAACCTCAAACAATAAAAACGAATGGTCTGAGTGGAAAAACTTTTAGGTTGTTTTTCTTTCCCAATTAGTCCATTCTCCATTAGGAAGATTTTTCATTCGGGTATAAATGTTACCTGCATAATCAAAAGCGAACTGCCTTTCTGTTTCAATATTATAGAATCTAATAGCTAGTCCTGCAATATAATTAGCAGTAGGTGTTATGCTCTGTAAATAGCTGGAAACAAACATAACAAGTCTATTGGATGTTGATGTTAAACCTTCATCTAATGTTTCCTTGCGTGTAACATAAGAGTATCGTACGCATGATAATAGTCCTCCCACAACTGATGCGAGGTCTTCTTTGCTGATTAAAATTGGGTTGCCGGAAGCATCTAATGCACGTACCCATTTTGCGTCACTTTTCTGTGGTAACTGGTTTTCGAATTGATCTGCCATAATTGTATTTTTTTAAATGGTTATTAAATGATATTTTATAATTCCTGCATAGCTTCTACCATCTGAGGAGAGCAATGTCCAGATACAAAACTCTGTAAATATGTGAACTCATCATCTGAAAGTTCTATATCTCCATCAGAATGGTAAATACGAAGGGCTAAATCCATCCCTCGTATATCACCATACCGATATATCAGATTGGCCAAGTCAAGCCGAACATCCTGTTCCAGCTTTTGAGTATGGTCGATACCAGACCAGAATCGCATTTTTTTAAAGTTTACTTTCTTCATATAGCTGATATTAAAAATTATGATTAACCACAGGTATATTGAACCCAATATCCCTGATCATCCCGTACAAAAAATCTGGATACATCATCATTTATAACCAGAGAGCTTGCACCTCCGGAATTATTGGGATTGCGGAATGAACCGGATAAGGTTATAGCACCACTGCCTGAAACTCTCTTCATGTAGAGAATTTTCCCAGCAGGTGAAGCAGATGTACTCGGCATGGTGACTGTGATATTCCCAGAGTTACCAAAAATGAGAAAGTCATCGTTCGCATTGATGGTTGCAGATGATGTTATTCGTCGTGTGTTGACAACAACACCATTAATTCTGGTTTTTTCCGTACTTCTAGCCAACAGCGAGACATTTCCATAGGCCTGAATAGCCTGCCCATATCCGGATGCATTACAGAGTGCCTTGATCGCAATAGAATCAGATGAACCGTAAGTTTCAGCACTGATACAGATTCCACTATCGTGTCGTACCTGAAGCATTGCACTTGTACCCCGGTTAACTGAAAATAATTTGGTTGAACTGTTGTTATAGTTACCAATGCTGAGAGACACATCTGCAGCCAGATTACTCAGACTCTTTGCACCGATTGAGAATCCTCCGATAGTTCCGGAGTCTGCGGATATATTACCTATAAATTTACCTGTAATCTCGGCATTGACACAATGGAAATACCCGGTATTCCCATTCAGGATCATGTTTGCAACTCCATTTGTTGACTGTTGTGATTTCATCACACCACCACTAAACATAAACCCTGCGACATTGGCTCCGTCAGAAAACAATGTATCGGTGGCAATATTCACCAGCTTGTTCATTGCTTCCCAGTTATCATCGCCGTTAGCTGATGTCGGTGCATCCGTAACAGTCGAGCCTTGAGTACGAACAAGGAAGTTATAATAAACCCCGTTAAAAGGATGTATTACCTTGTCACGATAGTCTGCACTCCACTCGTATGATTCTCCCGAACGCCATGGGCCACGATCACGTGGGAAAGCTCCCGTAGCCCCGGTAGCACCAGCTTCCGCTACTCCGATTCCTATTTCTGCCACATAATTGTCTGACCAGGCATTAGCTTCCGAGGATGACCAATAAGCACGGACTGCAAACTGTGTGCAGCCGGAAGCCGCCGGAACAGAGATGGAAGCCGACTGCACCGGACCGGCATGAGAGCGCCAGGAACCGTCATATTTTCTTGCAACCAACCAAAGTTCAGCACACTTACCAACAACTCCGTTACGGTTTTTCTTACAACTGACGGTAAAAGCTGACGGAGACATACTGCCAGTCGATGTATAAGCTATTGAACTGCATGAACTATCCAACCAGTATAATGTCGGTGGCTCAATATTAGTGAGTCGCTGCCAGTCGGGATGCAGTGTGTTTGTTGATGGAGTTCCAGCCAAAAGATATCCCTGTGGTGTACGGACATAATTACCATTATTGTATTTAGCAATGGCATACGGTGGTGCACTGGTATCACGCAGTGCAACAAAAGCATTTTCAGCAAATTCTACCGCTGAGTTTTTCTTGTAAGGAACATTGCCTGAAATCCATGCTCCGCATGGGATAAAGCTGGCACCGGGAGTACCATTCTGTCCGGGTGTACCTTGGGGACCTTGAGGCCCCTGCGGACCTGTTGCACCGGTATTCCCCTTATCTCCCTTGTCACCTTTGGAACCGCTCACACATACTGCGTTTGTTGTGGTTTTGGAGTTATCCGTATAAGTGATAACGGAACGTGTCCACATGTATTTCCCATTTTGCCATGCCGGAACTGTTGTTGACCAGCTTCCTCCTGTTGTCGAGGACGAAGAAGCAGACAGATAATATTCTTCAACAATCGATTTCACTCCTTTGCCTGCCGCACCTGTATTGCCGGTTGCTCCTGTATTACCCTTCGCTCCGGTTATACATACGGGAGCTGTTTCCTTTGTCGTTTCATCCGTATAAGTGACTTTTGTCTTCGACCACATGTATTTGCCGTTAACCCATTCCGGGGAAGTTGTCTGCCAGCTACCACCTGACAATGAAGTTGCTGATGTGGACATATAATACAGAACATCTACTGATTTAACGCCTACACCGGCAGATCCGGTATCTCCTTTGTCACCTTTATCTCCCTTAACCTTAGTCCATGTGTAAGAAGAAACACTGCTGCTATCAGCCTGTGTAAAATCTACATACTGCCCGATATAAGCACCGGGAGTTTCTCCGTTGTTGGCTGTAAAGCTCTTGCCGCCATCATCGGAATATTTAATGTGCAGATAAGAAGTTTTACCATTGGCTCCCGCAGGTCCTTGAATACCCTGATCACCCTTAGGCCCTTGTGCACCCTGAAATCTTGCCCATTTGTAGGAAGTGTAAGATGTAGGTGCTGTGGAACTTTGTGTTACAGCCGTACCTATATAGGTGTTCGGAGTATCACTCATCGGATTACCATTTGAGTTTGCCGAATACTTTACATGGAAATATGATGATGTACCGGGAATGCCTTGGGAGCCGGTAGGCCCCGTATCACCTTTATCCCCTTTGGCGCCCTGAGGTCCCGTGTCTCCTTTATCACCCTTGTCTCCCTTGTCACCCTTGATTCTACTCCAGGAATACTTCTTGTAATCGTTACTATCTGCCTGTGTAAAATCTGTATATTGGCCGATATAGAGTTTATTGGTTGAATCGCTGGTACTGAAGCCCGAAGAACCATCTGCAGAGTTGGCATAAGCGATGTGCAAATAAGATGTCTGGCCATTCGTCCCGTTTGTTCCCGGAATACCCTGGTCACCTTTTGCACCCTGTGCACCTTTTGTCTTCATCCATTTATATGCAGAAACACTGCCACTGTCGGATTGTGTAAAATCGACATATGTACCCATCCAGTCTCCTACATCCTCGCCATTATTACCAGTAAAGGTCTTACCCCCGTCATTAGAATATTTAATATGGAAATAAGAGGTTTTACCAGCTGCTCCTGTAGCCCCGGTTTCACCTTTTGGCCCCGGGATACCCTGTTCGCCCTTTTCACCCTGAAGCCCTTGAAGACCACGCGGTCCCTGCTCACCCTGAATCTTGCTCCATGTATATTTCTTGGGATCTGAGCTATCAGCCTGTGTGAAGTCTACATACTGTCCGATATAGGCACCCGGCAATTCTCCATTGTTGCCGGTAAATGTTGAACCTCCATCATCAGAGTATTTAATGTGCAGATAAGAGGTTTGACCGTTAGCGCCATTTGTACCCGGTATGCCCTGATCACCTTTGGCCCCTTGCAATCCTTTAAAGCGTGCCCATGTATAAGCAGCCGGATCGGTACTGTCATCCTCTGAGAAATCAACATACGTGCCGATATAGTCATTAGGTGTATCGGATATATCAGTCGGCTTGACTGGATTCTGTAAATGCGAGTACTTTATGTGAAAATAGGAACTGCGACCATCTGCTCCAGCAGGGCCTTGTATACCTTGTTCTCCTTTCGGTCCCTGAAGCCCCTGTAAGCCACGCTGACCTTCTGCAACCTGCTTCAGCCAATCCGGATTATTATCAGCAGGTTCTGACTCTGTACCTTCCGGATTGATGCATAGCCATAATGAACCATTATGGGATACTCTATCAAAATAAGCATGTGGCCCAGCCTCCCATGCCCCTTTGTCAAGAGGAACCCGAATCGGCTGACCGGTAATGGTATCCGTCTGGAATATAAGACCGGTCATCAGGATATTTTGTAGTACAGCCGAATAGTTGTCACAGTCAAACCCCTGTACTTTCATTCCTTTCTTTTTCCCCAGCCAGCTTTTCATCTGTGCCGGTTCCGGATCCCAGGTATTGGCGTTATCAAAGAAAGTAATACAATTGTTTCCGTTCAGGGTATCAAACAGAATATATGTCTGACGTTCAGGATTAGTAAAGTTACCTGTCTGTGCCAGTATCATTTCCTCACCCGGTTCGTAGTTGTTCCCGGGCCGATTTACTATTTTGAATGTTTTTGCATCATAGTCGGCTTCTGTCACGCGAAACTGCATTTGCGCAAAACCAGTAAGTTTTCCTTCTTCATTTTTTGTTGTAAAGAAAGCAGACAGAATGTCATCAACAAACTGGCTCAGTCCGTCCGCTTCTGTCAAGTCTGGTATAACCGTAAAACTTCCATCATCATTCTTTATATATGACTTTACTTTGCAACCGCCCCCGGGAGATATAACAGCACGTCCTTTGAAATATGTAATGCGATTATAAGCTATTTCCGGAACAAATAATCGTTTACGAAAATAGCCTGATTCCATTTCCATATTCCCTTCATCGTCTATCATACCACCAGAAACACCTGTAATGAAATTACCGAATTTTGCTATTTTACTAACCAAGATTCCACCAAGCAATGAAAGAAGGTAATTCGTTTCATCTTGCTGATCTTTCCGAAGAAACATTTTCAATGATCTGAGAGCAGAAAACACATTACTATCTGAAGGGGGAGTTGAATCATTTACTTTGATAACATATACGCTACCACTTCCGTTTCCTGTATATACCTGTCCCTTATAGGTCAGTGCATCAACTTTATCTTCAATTTCTCCAATACGAGAATAAGGCATACTCTCACCTATCGTATAAACAGGCGAATCCCAAGGAACATCAAGACTCATTTCCCATCCCAAGACACGTGAGATACGTCCGTTCTCAAAATAGGTATCATCTACGAGATTTATTCTTTGCCCGAACTCGAATGTGCGTGAAATCAAATCTTCATGCACCCAATCACTTCTTAATGTTACCGGATAGGTACCGTCATCCTTCTTTACCTTCTCAGCATATTTCTGTGCTTTATCTTTCAGCTCTTGCTCAGCCTCCGGGATATACAGATCTGATACAAGCTGGATGTTAAATCCAGAAAGGATATACTTGTCACCGTTTGCAGGATACATCATATCATCTGGCAAAGGGCGGCCGTAGTTCTCATTTCTTACTATCTCCCAAAGTTGTTCGCCCCTACTCTCATCTTTGGGATCAGGATTGAAAATTACACCGAACGCCATGCCGTTCAGTTTACCAGATTGGAAGGTGATCTGAAGCTCCTGTCCTTCGATAATATACTCTTCCTTGAATGTAAGTCCACTATCTTTGTAACGATAATAGGTGACGGTTTCCTTGGTGCCATCCTCACTCTCTACTTTCTCAGTACGGGTGTGTACATCGGAAAGGGTACCAACCTGGCGAGGATAGACATCGTCGAAAACAACCACATCCTCGATAGCTTCTTCCTGTGACATGCCTTCGTATGCGTCTATATAAGGAGTGTCAGCCGGAAGCATAAGCCGTTTCTGGACTATTCCATTGATTACCACTTGCTCGTCGGTAGGCCGGTAGTTTGTAGGAATATTTTTAGTAGAACCAAACGCATAGATACGGGTGGCATAAGTGCCCTCACTTTCGCTGCGAGTGATGTCTGACGCTTCAACTCCTCGCTCTATTTTCACGGCATCACCGAACTCATTTCGCCCAAAATGAATTACGTTATCCGTGATCCAGCAATCGCAGTTCCACTTATCCTCACCCGCCATGGAGAATAGGGCATCTAGCAGATTTATGTTATCATACGTCATCGCTACGGCCTTGTTCTCCACTGTATCATCTATGCTAAATGTAAAATCCGTCCCTTTATAGGTATACCCTAGCGCTTTCAAATTACGAAGGAATACCCCTAACTGAACGTCTAATGCCGCTGTAAGCGACCAAGAAGCCTCACCACCAGCTTGTTCTGGTGTATATTTGAAGATTTTATTTTTCCATTTCCAGTAGTAGGCGTTCATCTTAAGCTCGTAGTCATACCCTCCGGTGGAAGTGTTATAGGTTGGCTTCTGAAGGTCTGTTATCTCATAGACTTTCGCCAGCTTTCCACCGAGTGATTCATCCAATACGCCAGACAGATCTACGTAGTCACCCAGCTTGAACGGTATGGGAGATGGCACAGAAAATGGGAGGATGATGTAGTCCTCTTTCATTAGTGTGAACTTTCCCTTTGCCCCTTTATTAATGGGGGTAGAAAACCTTGTCTTTCCAGATATGTCCTTAATTTCAATCATATCCCCAAAGTTCATAAATAGAAAATGGAAGCCCTAAAAATCAAGACTTCCATTCGAAACAATATAAGAAATGTTCGTTATTCGCTTCTATCCATCGGGTTTGGTTCGCAAAATTTCCCTGAAACCTTGCCAAAACAACGATCAGGACTTAGTCCATAGGACAGACTTTTCCCTAGGTAAACCAGCTTGTAAACTTCATTTCCGAGAGTCGGGACTTTGATGTTTACTGCACCTTTTTCCAGTTCGGCCTGAAAAGATTTCTTTTTTGTCCGATAGTCGTTCTCCGAATTTCCTTCGATGGTAAACTGTAGTGTAATTTCTCGCGAGTCCACTTTTGCGTTGTCGGTTATCACACGTTTTCCATGTTCCAACCGGCTCCCATTCTCGATGTAGTCCTTCATCTCGTTGAATCCGTCGATAGTATCGAGGAAACCGTCCCCCATACGGACACCCCATGTAGCCCATGCATCCTTCCCGTTGATAAATAAATCTCCTGTCATAGTCTTGATGTATTACGTTTTACTTCTGAAATATCTGCCTTAATATCTTTCAAGTATTTGGCTGAGTCTTCAGTATTCTCTCTGATTTGCTGTAACTCCAAATAGGAATTGGCCAGGATGGTACGTGTCTCGTCGGCGATGTTGTACAATCCAGTTACTTGTGCTGTCAAGGCACTGATGGAACCTCGTAGTTCCGTGATGGCTACTGTCTGTTGCTGCTCTGCCGTCTCTATCCTAAGATTAGACTCATACACGGCAGTGAACCGCCCGCTCAGTTCTCCGGCATCCTCGTGCGTCATTTCTGTACCGAATCCACGGCTGGAAGCCGACTGCTGGGAACTACTACCTGTCTTGTCGTATCCGGTAGCTGCGGCAAGTTCATCCCGTAGTTTCAATGCCTCATTCACGTACTCCATATATTCGTTTTGGAGTGAATTGCGTTCACTCTCGCTCAGATTTCCGTCCTTCATACTTTCACCGAATCTGTTCCACCAGTCTTCAAGCTTCTGGCTGTACATGTTACCGATTTTATCTGAAAGCATGGCACTCATAAAGTATTCGGATAGGTTATCCGCAAAATCTTCCGCCGAGGCATCCATATCCATGAGAGTATCAATAAAACTATCATACATGGAATCAAAACTTATTCCGGTAAGCTGTTCGAAAAGACCCTCTTTCAGTTCTTCGAGGTTTCCGGCCAAATCTGCATATTCACCTAGTGCATCAACGACAGCATTTCCATAGCCTCCTTTCCCTGAATCGGCCATTTTCTGCCACAAGTCTACATTCTGACGTAATAAATCCATCTGCTCCGGAGACATCTGCCACAAGGAATCTGTACCTGTGAACTCTGCCATGACATTTTCCCGAATCCATTGTATGTCACTTTCCGACCAGCCCATGTAATAGGCCCAGCTATGATGCTTACTGTGATAGCCAGCATTGGCCTGCGCTTTTGAAAGGACATTCTTGTTGTATTCCTCCTGATACTTGATGGCTTTATTGTACTCTGCTACGGATTTCTCGCTTCCCTTGCTGGACTTCATTTCTTCTGTAAGTGATTCGATGGCAGACTGCAACTTTTCGTTTCTGTCCGTGAGTCTGTTGATTGTATCCTGAACCTCTTTTTCGTTTCCTCCAATACCGAAGAGTTTGCTGAATCCTCCGAAAGTCAGGGTATCCCATATTCCACCTACAGACTTAAAGACACTACTGAATATGTTACCTATGAAACCATCCAGCCCCTGCGTCCCGATGGCATCTAAAAGAGAAAATGCAGCTCCAATTATACCTCCAAGTTTCTCGCTCTCTTCTGCAAATATGTCTACTATATTTCCGGCCAAATCACCGACCTGAGAGAGGGAAATTTCAGAGTTTGAACCAAGCTGGGTAATGACGTTTGACAATGTGAGAAGGTTGCTTGTCGTTTTATCTGTCGACTTTTGTACATTGACCTGAGCGTTCTGCTGTCTTTTCTTGGCATCATTCAGTTTCTTCGTGGCCGCTTCCTTCTGTGCATCTGTTCCGCTTCTCATGGCTTCGTTGTATTCCTCCTGAGCTTGTGACAGTTCTTCCTGTGCCTTGGCCAATTCGCTTAACTGTTCGGGTAGGTCGGCCAACAATCCTCCTTTGTCGATAAGAGTTGACTGGATGTTGCTCAACGCCTCGTCAATGACCTTCTTCTGGTCAACAGCCATATTCTTGTATTCTTCGGAGTTCTTGAAATCCCTAAGCTGCTGCTTTACATTGTTCAAGGATTCTTTGGATACCTTGTCCAAGTCACCGAAGATAAGTTCCCAGTTGATTCCCTGTTTCAGCTTCTCAAGATCAAGGGAAGAGAGAGTTTTCTCCATTTCTTTCTGGAGTATGTCCTTGTCTCCCTGAGTAGTAGCTTCCGAGATTTTACGGGTGTACTCAGCTATGATTGCATCACGTTTCTGCATAAATGTACCGTAGCTTTTCAGGTAACGTTCGTTGGCCTCGATTGCAGCTTGATTTTCAGTTTCTGTAATTTCGGCCAGACCTTTTTCACGTGACGTCATGGCATTAGACGCACGACTTCCTAATACTTCCCGCTGTTCAGACGTAAGTTTTCCTTCTTGTGCATCTTCCCATTTTTTGCGCTGTTTCCTAATTTCGTCGATTTCTCGCTGGTAATCCAGCTCAATCTGTCTGCGCTTCTTTTCAGAACCTTCTTCCATCAAGTTGATTTCTTCCTGCTGATTGGTCCTGCGAAGCTGAAGGAGTTCTTCTGCAATCTGTTGCTGCTCCTTCTTTTGTCGCTCGGCATTTTTCTTCGCATTATTCTCTTGTTTGGTCAGAGTGTCTCCTGTTACACCACCGAGCGATTTATATGATTTTTCTGCCGCTTCCAACTCTTCTACAGCTTTCTTATAAGCTGACTCAGTACTTTTTTTAGCATCCTCTACAGCCTTTAATTTTGCTTCGTAAACAGCTTTTGCTTCTTTATATGCTTGCTGATACGACTTTTCCGATGCTTCCCTTTGCGATTCCAGGCCAGATATGGTGCCGTCAATCCCTTTTAGCGCTGCTTGCGCATTATTGAACCGTATTTGAACGTCAATAGGAATTGTTGCAAAAGGAAAATTCTTAATTTTTTCTTGCTCTTCCTGCAATATTTGTCTTGCTATATTGTATTCGCGTATAATCTGCTCACGATTACTTCTTGCTTCCATTAGCTTGACTTCTACAGGTTTCGAGTTTTCCCCTGTTTCCTTTTTCAGTCGATTATATTCGCTCAGGGCTGATTTCCACTTGTTAAGATTTGCTTTTGCTGATTCTATTTGTGAAGCGATTAATGGGGCACCTTGCCCCGCATTTTTTAAAGAAGCATTTAATGATTTTATTTTCTCCTCCCATTGTTGTATATTCTTTAGTATGTTTTCATAACTGTTCTTGTCTCGTTCCTTATTCAGTTCTTTATTTGCTTCTGCAAGATTGAGTACAGCCAGTTGTTCACGGGTATAAGCAGAAGAAAGTGCAGGAGAATACCTTTGCAGTTCCTCATAGGCCTTTATCTTTGAAAACTCTGTTTCTGTCTCATCTTGGATAACACGTATCAGCTCTTCTATCTTTTTCTTGCGTTCCTCTTCCTGATTCGCAAAATTCTTTTGTTCTTCATTGAATTTTTGCTGTGCCTTTTCCGATGCGGTTGTGCTGTCATGAAAGGCCCACATAGTAGCAACAAGCCCGGCAAGAACCGTAGCTACCAGGACATACGGGTTAGCTTTCATAACCGTATTCAAGGCCTTTTGTGCTATCATTTGGGCTTTAGTAACCAGTATTGCAAGTTCCATTCTGGCCGTTAATGTATCCTGAGCTATTCGCACTACAATAAGAGCGGTTTTATATGTCCCATATGTAGCAATCAGTCCTATCAAAATCTTACCAACAGTTTCATAGTTCTCAATAAGACCTTTCAATCCTGAAATACCTGCAGAAGCAATTCCCTGAGTATCTTTTCCAATCTCATTCAACATTGTATCCCAAGCATCTCCAAGGTTACTCAACTGACCTGTAAGAGACTTAGACTGTTCTTGCATCAGGTTATAATAGATTCCTGATTCACTAGTCATATTTTTGAAGGCCTGTTCTACTTCTTTAAATCCTACCTTGCCTTCCTTTACTAAACCGGAAACTTCATCTTTTGTCACACCAAGCACTTTTGCCAGTTCCTCGTAGATGGGAATACCACGTCCTGCAAACTGGCGAATATCGACCGCATAGGCCCTTCCTTGTGTCCTTAATGTGCCATAGAGATAGGCTATTTCACTAAGCTGGGAGCCAACACCGGCGGCTACATTTCCCAACATTACAAGCTCATCACCCACATTCTCAGCTGACGAACCGTAAGCAATCATTTGCTTGGCAGATGATGCCACCCCTTGAAGGTCAAAGGGCGTCTTTGCGGCAATATCCACCAGTTCCGACATCAGTTTATCTGCTTTTTCCTTACTTTTCAGCATGGTTGAAAAAGCAATTTCAAGCTGCTGGAATTGTCCTCGTACATTGACAAGTTCTGTGGCAAAGTTTTTCAAGGCAGTTACTCCACCTATTACACCAAGTACTTTGGTTAAGGAAACGGACATCTTTTCATTTGCTTCGACCGTTTCACCTGCTTCCTCCTTAAAGGCTGCATATTCATCCTTCAGTCTCTTTACTGAAAGACGGGCTTCAGCCTGCTGCTGAGTCAAACCAAATAAAGTAGCTTTTTCTTCATCGAGAGTCTTCTTTGCAGATTGGTATTCTGATAATAAGCCTGCAGCTCCCGTCGGATTTCTTTTTAAAGCTGTTTTATAAGCATCGCCCAACCGCTTAACATCATGTTCTACGTCTTTGACAACTCTTTTCTGGTCAATAATTTTTTGAGTAAAATCATTTACAGATTGTGAGGCATTGTAAATATTGGATTTAAAGTCTTTCTCCATCACTGCGCCAGCTTTAGCCGCCTCAGTTACCAGTCCCATCATCTGCTGGCGGGTGGATGCCAGTTGCGTTTCTAAAGCCTTTGCAGCTGCAGGGGATTTGTTTACGTCCATTTTTTTGAGCTGGGCTTCCAGCTTTTCACATTCTTGTCTTAGCTTTACGACCTGTTCCCAGTCACTTGATACACGGAATACGAGTGTTGCCATAAATAAAAATCTAAATATTAATGCTTAAAATTATGATATAAGCAAATAGTATTCAGACTTTTTGAAATCAAAAACGAAACAACTTGGCAATTGTCGTGTAATTTAACTTCTATTTTTGAATAATTAGACTCCATCTCGGAATAGAACAAAAAAGGCGCACCATTATGATGCGCCCGATTGTCAATTTGTTCTTTAATTTATATCAGAGCCTCACGGCTGGAATATCAAAACTTGACATTTGCCATTCTTTTAAGTATCTCATTGTATTTTGATTGTATGATAGCTCTTTGCTTTTCTGATGCTGTAATTATCTTTCCTTTATACTTTCGCATTACAGATTCATTTAAACCTATTTCCTTTGCGAACTTACTGGCATTGATGAACGGAAATGCCTCAAAAAATCCACTTAAGTCATACACATACTCCACAGAATAGCCAGCTTTATACCAACTTGGAAATTCACCATGTTTTTCTTTGTAATATTCTGCCTGTTCCTCTAAAACAGAAATAAAGTCCTCTTTCGCTTCTTGTTCTGTAAGCCCAAAGCCATACGCACCGTTTACATCTTCAGAATAGATAGAGATTCCTCCATCATCTGCTTTTTCAATAATAGCCTGAATCTTCTTCATAATCGTGTATTTTAAGTTTTGTCAATTAAATGCACCCACCGAAGTGGGTGCTGTTCTTTTACTTCTTTAACCCCGCCTTTTTCATCATGCTGTCAAGAGTACCTTTAGGTATCTCTTTGGCCGGATGTCTGCCTACAGGGATAAAGTAGTCAAAGTCGGGATGAACATACTTGTGATGTTTCTTTCCCTTTTCGATTGTCCAGCCTGCTGACTCAATCAACTTGTAAAACTCTGAAAACTTCATAAATCAAAGAACTTTTAATTGACAATGCAAAGGTAACATTTTCGTTACTATTAAGCAAACTTTGTAACGTAAAAAAGTAACGTTTCTGTTGCTTTTTAACATTCTAATAGAGCCATATCTATTTCTTGTTTCTTCTTCTGCGCGAAGCCATGTCCTTACCCTTTACCTTTGTAACCTTGGTCCCGGTAACGGTATGGAGCTTATCGCGCTGCATTAATACTAAATTCCTGTATGGTATCTCATAGACCACTTCCCGGTATGACAGGTGCAGATTTTCCATGAACGACGCAATCTGTCCCAGGAGAGTATCATTTCCTACAACCTCGGTTTCGCTGCCAGCAGACTTACGTTCTTCGCCAAGCTGACAGCTTTCAGAAAAACCTTTGAGTCAATCATGGACAATGCTTCCTCCAAAGCGTTCACGTTCTCTTCGTATGTTCCATTGGCTAACTCCTCACTCAAACTCTCATCACCTGTAATCAACCACGATAATGCCTTACTATAGGCTTTACTCTCTCCTAAAGAGAACAGAACTTCTTTCAGATTGTCCGCTTCTTGTACTCCAGACAAATGAGAGATTGCACCTGATAAATTGTTAACAGTAGGAGGATAAACAGTATATGCTTTCCCATTAACAAATACTGTTCTAAAGTCACTGCCAATAATAGATTCTGATATAATTTTTGCTCCTTGATTCATAACTAAAAGAAAAAGGGTGAAGCCGAAGCCCCACCCATTAAACATCCTGAAAACTAACCGCCACTTTCTTGAGCGAGAGTTATTTTCTTCTCAACGGTCTTGAAAGCATCAGACAGGGAGGTAGGTATACTTCCTGACTGTGTGGTATAGCCTGCCTTTGATACTTCATAGGAAACGGATATCCCAGATTTCACCCTCTTGGTCTTGACCGTTTGCCCGTCCAGCTTTACTGTTGCATCTGAAGGCGTTGCTACGACCTTTACATCAGTTCATGCCTCTTTAACTTCTTCGGAATCGAACCAATACTCCGGCGCAACTGCCGAATTTTTCGGTTCTAACTCCACAGCACTGACGGGAAGACCGATAGCCTTATCGGTAGTTGCTTCTCGGGCACCGATGTCGGCACGAGGAATGACGCAATACTGATCATCATCGGTCATGGCAACAATCAGTTTTTCAATATTCACCTTACCACGCGCACGTTTCCATCCTTTGTCAGTATTGATAACATCACCACCCATGAGGTCTTTCTTAGTTGGGTAATCGTATTCTCCAATGGTGAAATTGACAGTTACATCACCCATTTCCTTTTCGCTTCGATAGGTCTGTCCCGTGAGCTGGTTTTTATAATTAGTCCGGCTTGCTTCCGCTTCTTCGAGCGTCCAGGTATCCTGGTGAATATTCTTGACTTCTTTCAAGGTCTCCCCCTGCAAAAGAGTATACAAAACCTGTCCGGTCAAATCTTCTGCAATAGCACTTGTTTCACCATACCAAAGTTTCTTGATATTTACAGCTGTTATTTTCTTTGCTTCTGCCATATCATTTCACATTTAAAACTTCAAACAAAATTCTTACATTCACATAATGACACTTCAAGGATGTGTCCTCCTCTATTCCGATTGACTCGATAGAATAATGATAGGTGGTACCATCATAGCGTCCGGTTATGCCGTCGAATAGCTCTTGCGACTGTTTCTCCAGTTCGTTCAGCCGGATGGTATTGGCTTCACCTTCTTTCAAGTCAGGAACGCAAAGGTTCACCTCAACGAAGGATTTCTTCCAGTACGTCCCCGGCTGTTGTTTTTTAGAGTGAATAACAATCCTTTCGGATTTCATCGCACCCGTCAGCTTCTTGCCGTGAGGAACAATGTCAATACCAAAAGGCTGGCAATCTCGGTAAAGTATATTTGCTATGTCGGTAGTTACTATCATTTGACTTCCTCCTTCAATCGTTTCTCAGCGTATAGAGCCGCACCAGTTGATACTTCATAGCCTTTAGATTCGACGTGCGAGGCATACTCAGCATCGTTTCTTATCACCAATCCGTCATCCTCAACTGAATACTTATTTGACTTACGGAGTGTTCCGGTCCGGTTCTGATAGTTGCCATTCTTTACAGCGTAATCGACAGCCTCTTTACCAACCTTCTCCTCAACGGCTTTCACCTCGGCATAACCTTGTTCGAAAAAGCTATCCACGTCCGAAAAATCAAACTTCACATCCATATCTCTGAGTAACCAAAATAGTTTGTATTCTTCACCATGTAAACTTTGCCAGTTCCACGGATATTCTCACCGTCCATACATCTGACTTCATCACCAGCACTCAGTGAGATTTTCTTCTCACAGACTACGTGATAATTCGGTCGGAACACCTCACCGTTCTCCGAAGTAAACTCTTTGGTAGAGTTGTCGTCACACCGGCACTTACATACGTCCTGCCAGCTTTCTCCGCCGGTTCCGGGGATAGGTCGGCCAAACTCGTCTGTTTCCATCGGAATGGTGACTTTAACCTGTAATGTATGGGGCGCGAATATCATAAAAATCTAACTTTAGGTTTATCGCTTAACGTATCTTCAAGGCCGTACTTCTTGCACAAAAACGAGTAGTATTCCTTTACTCCCTTGATGTCCCAGGACATAGAGAAACCGTTCTCGCTGATGGAAGTGGCATGTAGCAATAGAGAGGGGATGAACTTCGCCATAGTCACCGAAACCAGTCCGATGTTTGACGGGCCCATCTCATCCTCTCCGCTTATCCCTGAAGACAGACTTATCTCCAAAAGGTCAGCCTCCGACAAGTTAATGCCGAAGGTCTGAAACTTCTGTGATATGTAGTCATTTACTATCATGCGTTCATGGTTGACAAATCAAAGTTCACAATCAGGTTCGGGTTCGTAATCTGAGGAATCCACTCTGCAGTGTATTCCAGATAACGGCCGTTCTTGTCCTTGTAACCGGAAATAAGCATATCACCGTCTGCCTGGGTGTAGTTACGTCCCGGTACGCCGTCCACTGCTTCGTACGGAGTGTGGAAACGCATATAACCTACCTTATCCTGCGGAAGCAAGGTGATACGGTCGTCGGTGTAAATCTGTACGTTCTTTCCGGTCTGGTCTTTTACGTAATCTTCCTTGATTTCAATGGCCGGAAGCCCGATGCCAGTGAACACTTGGGAAGCCAGTTGAGAGGTAATCAACCCGGTTGAAAGATACATCTCATTTCCTGTAAGCTGCATCTTGAACTTGTCACCAAACTCAGCCGATCCGATGATATTCTTTACGAAAGTTCCACGAGACATGATCATCTTCTGGAAATTACCATAGTCCGCTTTCAGTGCATTAATCTGCTGCTGCAAATAGGTGATGAAGTTCGTCTTCGCACCAGTATCAGGCTTAATGAACTTGAATGGCAATTCAATGTTAAGCAGATCAATACCTCCGGCATTGTCGTCCTTGTTCTTGACTGTTGCTTCTCCGGTCATCAGAAGTGAACCTACGATAATATCCATGCGCTTGTGCGCTGCTAAAAGTACCTGGCGGTAATCGTCGTAGATGAAGTTCACAATTTCCTGCATGGCTGCTACCTGGTCGGCAGGTTTAGCTGCATTGAACTTGTCAATCAAATCCTGAAGCTCAGACAAGCGGTCAATGGAAATTTGGTAAGCATCGCCAAGATAAGCGATTTCACCATATCCTGAGCCGATATTCCGTCGTTCACGGATAGGTTTCTCGCCATAACGAGAGTTGATAGAACCGGCCATCACGCCCGTAACTTGTCCAATGTAGTCCTTGAACACGCGGGTAGTTGTTCTACGGAAGTCAAGATACTGCTGCCAATAGATAGTATCCTTACGTGTCTGAAGGACCCGCTGAATAACGGCGTTAACGATGTTGGGGTCGTTAAACAGAGTATGAATAGTTAGCATCATATATTAGTCCTCCTTTCTTTATTCGTTAAACTGGAAATGTGGCAAATTTTCTTTGTCCTTCGCATGAAAAGGCATAGCCAACTTAGTAGGCTCAATCTCAAATGCACGCATCAAAAGTGCAACCAAGACGATATCGTTCTCTACGAGTTTTCTTTCATACAAAGCAGAGTTAGCAACCACCTTTGGAGTTGTTCCAGCTACAGCCGTTGCTTCAAAGAGAACTGTTCCAGCCTGCAATGTAGCGCCAAAGTCTGCCGCCAATGTCAATTTATCGAAAGCCTTATCAGACTTGTCAATAGCGTTGATTGTAGCTCCATGGGAACCGTCACCGATGTGCATACCCACATAAGCCAAAGAGTTTTTCTTGATTTTCAATGTGGTATTGGAACCGGTGGTAAACTTTTCATAGACTTCTACACGGATGGCCACCTGAGCGGTTTTCTTTACCAAATCAGCGGCAATCGGAGTGAAGGATGGAAGAAATGAACCAGCAACAAGGTTGGTCGTCTCCAGCTTGTAAGGGCCTCTACGTCTTACACCGGTGGAAACGTCATAGCGTTCCTCGATGGACGGCTCAGGCTCAATGTTGTACTTAAATCCTGCTGACATAAATTACTTGTTTTGTTGTTCGACAATAGATTTTGTGTCCGCCTCAATCATTTTGGCGAACTCGCTCGCTTCCTTCTCCTGCTTCTGTTCGGCAGTTTCAGGAGCTTTGGAGAACTGAAACCCGTTGTTAGACATATCCTGCTTCATGTCCTTGAAATAAGTATCTAAGTCCGTGTTCTCAGGAATGTTGCGGTCTTTCAGCATAAATTCGGGAATACCGTACTTCTTGGCCACTGCAGAGATCTGAGAATTGCGCTGCGCCTGCGCTTTCTCTGCTTCGTATGCAGACAGTTTTTCAGAAAGGCTCTTGTTGGAATCAATTAAAGCCTGGGCCCATGCAGGTACCTCGTCCTTTTTCTCATCCTTCTTTTCGTCTTTCTTTTCTTCCGGTTCCTTGATTGGTTTTCCGTCTTTCAGCCCATGTTTCTTCTCGTAGTTGGAAACAGCCGAAGTCTGCGCTTGTCCTGCACGGAAATCACCATAGTTTTGTATCACGTCCTGAAAAGAGATACCCTCAACAATGGAGGTCACCTTCGTTTCGTCCGTTACACCCTCAGCCTTCTTTGTGGCTATACGGGTAAGTGTAGCAGTGTCCACCCCAGCAAATTTCTGTTGCAGTCCTGCCAAGATTTGTTCAAAGATTGTCATACCGTATGAGTTTGATTAATAATTTCATACGGTAAATTTACTTATAGAGAAAAGGAAAGGAAAATTTTAAAGCTAACGATACGAAACAATTAGGAGAATGTTTGTTTTTAGATAAAAAGAAAGCGTGACTACTGGGGTAATCACGCTAAACTGATTATTTATTAAGTTATCAATTTGTTCCTTATACTTCCACGCGTTAAAATAAATATCGGAATCAGATTTAAAATAAACTGCAATGTGTAATTTATCCACGGACGATTAAAGAATATAGGTAATAGCCCGAATAACCATTGTGTTACCCAAATTAAAATGGACATTCCACTAATCCCTATCACCATTCCTAATATTAAGCCCCATTTATTTTCAGGTGGAGCAAATGGAGATATTATAAGCATAAACAAAAATATTATTAACCATATAATCCAAAATAAAGAAGAAGATACTGTATGCAAAATTTGATTTCTTTGGATATTTTTACTATCGATTTCTTGTTGCATATTATTAGAAATCTTATCTTCTGATATAGACTGATTATCAAATAATTCAAGAAATTGCTCTACTACTGTTTTCCTATTAATAAAATCATATTTCATTTCTTCAAGTAACTTACAAGTTATTGTATCTTGCTTTAATGCTACTTTTGTTTTTTCAATTTTTAATAAATAATCAAGTTCTTGAGAATTTATGTATAAGTATGAAAATCCTACAATATTATCAACAAACAATATTGATAATATTATCAGTATAGTGATGGATATTTTTCTTGGGACTGAAATTCTTTTATTTTCAAGGAAATTCCATATTTTAGAAATTAGCTCAGACATAAAATCACAACAAATTTATAGCAGACAATTCTTCTGTCAGAGCATTGATACCTTTCTGAATCTTCTCTAACTGTTGTTTGCGGGGTTTATGTACTCCAGCTGCATAATGCCATAACTGACGTTCATTAATTCCGGTTATCCGGCTCAAAGCTGCTTTGGTGAAGATACTACTATAATAGTTTATGAAGGTAGCAGCATCTATCCTGAACTTCAATGTGAACTCTCCCTGAAACACTTCTACTGGGGTAATGTTCATCTCCCTGCATGACTCCAAGTAAAGTTCAACAGCCTCCTTCATATTCTTCTCGATTTCTTTCACGTCGTTACCGACAGTAATCACCGGAGCACCTTCAATGTAGGCGCTCAGATTATTCCCAGCATGTTCTACAATCACTTCTACGGTTTTCATACTGACCTCCTTTTTATCGTTAAGCAAAAGAGGCTGGGGCTATTTTAGCCCCGCTTGCCTCAAAATGTTGTAATAAGTGCCTTTCTCAACGCCTTTCTTGCCGTGGTCGGGTACAATCACTACATGACTACCATCAGTGTAAACCATGTGACTGCCCTTCTGCCTCACGAACCAAAAGCCATTTTCAGTAAGCAGCGTTACAACGTCTTTAACTGATTTGTAGCTCATAGCGTTTAAGACTTAATTACAATGCAAATATAGTAATATTATGAATAATACAAAAGAAAAACTATTCATATTTTTACTATAGATACAAAAATAGCGATACCATGAAGATACCGCTATTCAATTCGTCAATATTTTAGATTCTTTACTGCTGGCTTTGTATAAACCCCGTAATTCTTTTGTCTTTACTGTTCTATTTTTCAGATTTACTACCATCGCTTTTAAGTGATGAAAGCTGTTTCTGTTTCTCGATGTCATTCTTCTGCTTCTCAGCCTGCTCTTCTTTGATGGCTTCGATTTCGTCCATAACGGAATCTATGTTCCCAACAAAGGTGATGGCCCGCTGCTGCGACCAGATTTCTCCGTCTTTGGCCTTGATTGCCGTGTCTATCTTGTCTTTGATGTCCTCCAGTTTATACGGTTGCATTTGTACATCCACGTCGATGGTCTCGGAGGCTGCTTCAAGAGTAGTATTCACGGAACCCAAAGCTGAAACAAGGAAGTTCACACGTCGTTGCATGAACTCGCCGACGGTTTCGTTCAGGTTTTCTACATTCAGGTGGGTGGACATGAACACATAGTCGAAGGTAACTCCGGAGACTGCATTTCCTGTACCCTTCAGGGAGTCGAAAGAGATTCTGGGTGTATTGGTCAACCCGTATATCTGACTTAACAGCGTCTCTACCTCGAATTTGACAGTATCTGGTACCTGAGACCAGGTAAGGTACTGGGCATTTGCTCCCTGGCCGGTCAGCTCGACCACTCGGTTCTTGAACTCACCGGAGAAATTCTCTACGTTACCAAAAAGCATGAGGATAGGGAAGAAATGATAGTCGATGCAGTCCGCATAGTTTGAAAGAAGTTTCTCCAGCCGGACGCGCATACTCTTTATCTTCTCGCAGTACGCTTCCGGACGGTACATGTAAATCACCGGCATCTTCTTGAATCCATGTGCGAAAGTACCTTTGTCGGTCCAATTACTTGTCAGTTCCCATTGGTAAACCATATCCTTTGTTATGGTCATAAAGCAGGTAATCTCTACATCGTTCAGGTCTTTCTTCTTGTACTCACGGGATAGGGCCACCAAATCCCCTTGGTCATTGAAAAAAGGGTAGAGTTTATCACCACGGAACGGGGACCAGATGGCACTCTTCAGACGGTACTCAGGTTTTGATTTACCGAAAAGTCCTGAAATCTTTCGCTTAAGCTTTGCCCAGAAGCCGTCATCCTTCACCACATACCAGTATTCGGCCACTTCCTGCTCGGCGAGCCATGCCCGGACTACTTTCTTGTTCTGGTATTTCAGTTTGTTCTTCTTGAACACCTGTTTCAATGTTGAAAGAAGGCTTTCTTCCGACTGGTCCGGCTGGCAATCAAGGACCGGTTCTGTTCCAACGGTGAAAGCCGTCTGAATGTTCACGATGTCCTGCTCGATAGGAAGAGCAATCCTGTTTGGGTCAACTTCTTTCCTTACCGCCGGTTCCACATATTCTTTCCCTGTTGTCGGGTCTGTAATCCGTTTCTCAGGCTGGGTAGTGATTTTGATTTTCGGATACTTTTCTTCATCAATCACAATTTCATGTTTGTTTGGATTCCAATCGTTATAAAGAGCATGAGCATTAGGAAGCTCAGTCTTGCGCCCTTTCTTCAGATAATAGATTTTTCTCTCTACATCCGGCAAAGCTAAAATTTCTTCTAAGGTCCTCATATATTAATTTTTAATGTCCAAATACTCCTGATATGTCTTTCGGTTTCATAATCCTACCGAGAAGTTCTCCCAGCACATAGTAACGAGCAGCATCAATGCCGTGGTTATCGTGGTCTTCCGGCTCGTTGATATAGTTTCCGTCCTTATCCTTTGCCCATACATAATTTCTGAACTCCCGTTGAAGGTTATAAGAACGCTTGGTGATGAAGATTTCCATACCTTGCATCTTGTCTATACCGGCATTGACTGAACCACTACCCTTTTCCACTGGATAAATCTTAATTCCACCATTACTGATTTCCTGAATGAGTCGTGGGTCTGCACTATCGGCAATCACTCTAAGATTCCAAGGTCGCAAAGTCTTTATGATATCTCCCGAAAGCAATCCGGTACGATAATCCACTTCATCCAGATACAACGCATTATCTATTATTCCGCATCGGATAGCAGCTGTAGGGTCATTAGTATAACCAAAATCCAGCCCGATTCCGACCTTCTTACACCACATGGGGAACTCATCCACTATACCCCATTTCTTGAATACGGCACCTTCAGCTACATCTGCCCAACGGCCGATAACCACATGGGCGTATTTTTCAGGATTCTTCTCCTTCATTTCCTTGATTTCTCTCAGGAATTCAGGAGAAAGGTTCTCGATATTGTCAAAGTAGGTAGTATGGATATGAAGTACATTGGGATGAGTTGATATCTGTACCTGCACGCCATCAATCTCCACCAGTCGATGAGTGTTCTCGATGTATTTCTTGTAGATGAAATGGTTCGAATCGCATGGATTCATAATTATGATTATCCGGTTCTGAATTCCCTTCTTACGGATAGAAAGCATGATCTTATCAAACTCTTCCTCGCTGGTCCATTCCTCCGCCTCATCACAAACAAAGGTGGTGATACCCTGAATTGATTTCAGCTTGGCCGTCTGGTTTCCGGAAGAAGTCTTGATACCACGGAACATGATACGACTGCCGGTCATCCGGTTTACAATATCGGTTTTGGTTGTCTTGAAATACTTCGTTGTTCCGTCCAAATCTATCTTTTCCATCATTTCCGGAATGATAGACATCCCGGCAGATACCATCGTGTAACGGGTATAAAGAATCTGGTGGACAATCTTCTCTACGGGTGTCATTTCAAATGTAAGCCGCTCGATGAAAGTGGAAGCATTGAAAGACTTCCCCGATCCACGGCCACCGGTGATGAGAATGATAAACTTTTCCTTATCGGTGTATAACGGATGATATATCGCCTGGGGTACAATCATTTCAGCTTGTCTTTAATCCATGAGTCAATAGAAATTCCGTGGTCAATATCCTTTGGAATATCTGCATCTTCGTCCTGCCGGCGCTCAACCTTCCTCCATTCTTCATCATGGTGATACAGCCAGACAGACATTGCCTGAAGGTTCGGAGCCAGCTCGCTTTCGCTCACCTGAAGTTCTTCTTCTCCGGTCAGATTGCCGTCTTGGTCTTTCAGCTTCCTTACTACGGTACTCTTTGTCTTGATACCGCCCAAAGCCACCGCAAGGAACTTCGCACGCACAGCGGCGGTGATTGTCGCACGCCCGCGCGCTAATACGTCAGTTATCTCCGAATATTTTGACTTCATTTCGTAGAAGTAGGTCGGATTCAGCCCGAGCGCGAAAGCTATTTCCCGGTCAGTGAATCCCTTTTTGGCATACGTTTCTACCTGAGAAAGAAATTCCTCACCCCTGTAATCGAATTTGGGCTTTCTTCCTCCTGGATGTTTCTTATGTTGAGATTCACTTTTCATCATTTATTCCTCCCAAGGGTTTTCACCCTCTTCTTCGACGTATACTCGTTTCAATTTATCCGATATTTCACTGAGTTCATGCTTCATCTGATTTACATGAAACTCTGCAGGCATAGGTAACTCCAATGCTCCTATCAAGTTGTCTATTCTATCAATAACCTCACCATATTCTTCTGATGCTTTCATAATTATTCAATTCTTTTTCAATTTTCCACACTTATCACAAATTTCATAGCGGAAATCTAATGGTCCTTTCCAAACATAATGATGGATACAAAAAAGATTCTGCCCAAAAAACGTCTTTAGCCAAAGAATAAAATCCCCTACCATATTTCATCCATTATTGTTGCCCATATAAATGCGGCGAGAAACAGGCTTATCACCATAAATATCAATTCCTCTCTTTGAGAAATAGCTATCTATCCTGGCCGCATATCTTTCCATTATAGACTTCGTTCTGTCTCTTATACTTCTTTGTCTGTCTGTACCAAGCCCGTATTGCCTTCCGGCGTTGTACATTATTCGTCTTGACTGTTGATACAACTGACTATATGTTTTTCTTCTAACTCGGCTTTCCTCCTAAAATTTCATGTTGTTATTCAATTCTTTCTATCTGTTCATCAAATACCTCACCCTTGATAAACTTGGAATATGGATCATATCCAAATCTTTCACAAAAAGCAGCTTTGGCTTCAAAAGTATCAAAGGAAAGCATCAGATAAGCATCCATATCCTGAGCCTGTTTCTGGGCTGCATTCTTCACCTGCTGCTTTACTTCTTTCATGTGGGCTACCTTTTCAGCTCTTTCCATCTGTTTTGCGGCCTTTTCGGCTTCCTTCTGTTCTGTGACTGGTGCCATCATATCTTCCAAAGCATTTGCGATGGAGTTTTCTTCCTCTGTCTGGAGAAGGAAATCACAGCCAATCATGTTAAGGTCGGCAGCTGTCAGGCCGGCATCCTGGTAATCAATATCTGGAACTAACCGCGCCAATGCGTCATAGTCCCATGCGCCCTGCGCGTTTGGATTGTTCATCAAGATGTTTAATTCCTTTTCCTGCTTTTCGTCCACGTCAATGACATCTACACGGATTCTGTAATCGTTCTCAGGGAATTTCTGCAGCTCATCCATGACTGTTAGACGCTGATGGCCGGACACGACAGTAAGGCCAGTTCGCTTGTTGACTACGATTCCACCAACCAGACCGAACTTCTTAATACCCCGCTTTAATGTCTTACGGGATTCCTCAGACAATTTCCTGGGGTTATAATCTGCGAAGTGAATGGCGGAACGGTTAAGTTCTACCGATTCACTCTTTATGTATTTGCTCAGTTCCATACCTATTGCTTTTGTTTATGTTCCCAAAGGATTCTTTCTGCCATCGGGAATACCTTGTAAATTCTCTGTAAATCCTGCGGGTAGTTCTTCTCCAGCCATAGCATACAATCCAAATTGAAGCCTACACCCGAACTAGTCTTGAGTGAATACCTCACAGGCTCCGGTAGGCTGTTCTGCTTCATGTAGGACAGGATGTCTTTCTGAGTCCAGTCGGCCAAAGGATAACACATACCGTTGTTCTCATACCCGTTTGCTTCGTAACCTTTCAGCATGAGGCGGCGGTTCATGCCGTCAGCCTTCTTCATTCCCAAGAATGTGTAGTAAAGCCCGTATCTGAGCTGCATTGCCTTCACCACATCGGCCAACTTCAGCAACTTCACTTTGGGATTTGGCACACAATACAGGCCACCGCGAAGAATGTAGGTAAGGTTCCAGTGGGGTACCTGAACAAATTCTATCTTCGGATATTTGGCTTTTACCCAGCCGATCCATCTTTCAATATGCTCTAAACCTTTAACAAAGTACATGAACACACAGACGACTCTATCAAACTTTGGGTAGATCATGTCCAGTAAGACCAAAGAATCCTTACCCAAGGACAGAAACAGCAAAACCCCGTCAGTCTTCTGTCTGACGAGGTCAATATGGCTGTATGTCCTTTCTTGCAGTGTCATTATCCGCCACTCATTCCAAGTCCTGTGCGGACGTTATAATACTGCTGTCTTCGGGTGATGAATCTGCCACCCTGAGAGAGACCACCATTCTCTGTGGTCAAACCTCTACGGCCACCACGGTAGCCACCAGTTGAAAATGTGCTTCTGTTTGTTCTGACTCAACGAAAAATTAAAGGGTTAAACATGCTTTTCTATAATTCTGCCAAGGTCATAAACGACCTGTGCTGCCAAATATATCTCACCCTGATAGGTATATTCAATCAGATTGTGATTCTCATCTTCAAACAGCTCTATTTGGGCGTCTTTGACTTCTACCAATGCACTGGCCCTGTCCTTATTGTAGCCTACAAAAAACTGTATTGCATCGTAGCGCTTTGGCTGCAAAACACCGTCTTTCTCGACACAATACCCGTCAGCATCAAGCTGACAGTATTTCTTCTGTGTCGTTGGTCTAATTTCTCTGAATTCTTGTGTTTTCTTGCCCGACAATATTTCGTCAAAAAACTTCTGTTTGATGATAAGCGTAAGTATTTCCATAATCGTGTAAAGTTTAAAATGTTAGTTGCGGGGGTGGTAATCGAAACCACGACCTTCACCAAGTCAAAGTGACGAGCTGACCTCTGCTCTACCCCGCGATGGTATCTATACAAAGATACCCCATTATGAAGACAATTTTGAATAACAATTCAACGCATACGAAACAATTTGCTAATTGTTTGGTAATAAATCAGGGTCGTGTTTATTGATGATGCTTTCAACAATTTCTTTTGCACATTCTATACCGGATTTATACCCTCTGGCATAGTCTGTCCTAGTAGACAAGTAGCTTGTATCATTATCCAGCCACTCGATTATTTCTTGCAGGATTTCTTTCTCTTTCATAACCATCTTAAATAGTGGTAACCCGAAGGCTACCGAGTTTATAACCAAAGTTTCTTTGCCAGATCGAAATTCTTTTGAGCTTCGTTTACCGCTTTCTTTGCATACGTCAAAGAGTATGAGTGCTCACGTGGATATTTGCCGGATTTCAACCCCTCGTGGTACTCTTTAGCTACTGCTAACTTATGCTCATAATAGTCCACGCTTTCAGGCATTGAAAGGTTTATAGTATCAGCCTTGTTTGCCCAATACTGAGCTATTCTTTCATGCTCTCTGGCTTTCTCGTCAAACTCTACACTCTTGCCCATATTATTCCAGGCATCTTCAATGGCTTTTCTGTGTCGTCTTTCGCTATGATGGCCGATTTTAATAGGTTCACCCAACGAGAGAAAATCGCTGTCTTTATTCGACGCTTTGAAGTATTCTTCACTCTTTCGTTCTGCAGTGGCAGCCCAATCCAACCGGCGTTCAGCTCTTCGCTTCGCCCATTCCTGAACATTAAATCCATCAGCGCGAACTATCGAGTAATAGAAGAATCCGTCACGTTCAAATATCAGATTAAACACTATGCTTTCATTCTCTTTGCCGTATTTGGTGGTTACAAGAATGGTTTCACCTTTTTCATGCTTATCATCGCATTTAGCAAGAAATACGTTTGGACAAAATTTGTAATATGTATTCATAATCGTGTGTGGGATTATGCAGGGCTTTCGCCCTGCTGTTATTTACTTGTGAGAATCTCTGAAATCAAGTTCTACAATCTTGTGATACTTGTTTATGTCATACAGGCCAGTAGCACAGCCCATAGCCGAAGCAAGTCTTACAACTTCTTCTAAAGCAACCATCACTTCTGAACTTGCGTTTATAGCTTCTTTTTTAGATGTCTCATACTCTCGTGTATTAGATGTTGTCACTTGAACCTTTTCAGCTTCTTGTATTCTTTTTAGAGCTTCATTGATAACTCTGATCTGTTCTTTGATCTCTTTGATGTAATCACTGCTAATAGTCTTCATAATCGTATGTGTTTAAATTATACCATCTGTTTAATTATTACACTGCAAATATACGGGTAGTATAATTATTAGCAATAAGAAAATCGTTAATAGATATTAATATTTAAACTAATAGTATTATTTTACCTATTATCTTATACAGATTATAATTTTTGACTATATTTGTGACATAAACAAATGGTTTAATTATGAATCTTAGAATAAAAGAAATTTGTCGTGAAAAAGGTATAATGCTTAAGGACCTTGCAAGCATGATAGGTATTACAGAAGTCGGACTATCCAAATCTCTTAATGGGAATCCTAACATAAGCCGCCTTGAAGAGATAGCCACCGCTTTAGGTGTGCCTGTAACAGAACTCTTTGATAAACCCAAAGAGGGAGTAATATACTGCCCCCACTGTGGCAAGAAAATTAAGTTAAATCCTAGGAATTAATTAAAATGAGACTATTATGGATAAAGATTATTTAAACAGTGTACATAGATTTTTAGAAGAGAAATACTCTTCGTATCGTTTGACAAATAAGAAGTCTGCTAAAAGTACCATTGAAGATAGCGTAAGAACATTTTCTCACGGGATTAATGATGAATTGTATTTAGAATTGAACGAAGGTCGTGCTACTGGATTGTTTGAACATGGTTTTTTTGAATCAGATCTGTCAAGATCTTTACGAATATTAGAGGAATTGATAAAACGATAAATTAAATAAGGGATCAAGATGAATACTGGTATGTATACGTCTCTAATAAATGTGATTTCGCAAATGTTCAAATTAAATCATGTATTTATGATGGGGAACTCAATTATTATGTGGACAGCAACAATTACTTTCCCACAGAGGCGTTAGCAAAAAACACTACAAATAAAGTAAGAGCTATATTGGGTCAGCCACCTTTGAAATAGATTCAGCGTGTTATATCAATTATTCCTTGCTCAATTTATATATAGATCACTTTATTAATACCCTTATTATGAGGTACCTCCATAAATTTTCTTTAAAAAATAGTATATGATAGAAAATTTGCAGTTTATAAAATTGCTAGAAGAGAACAAATCTGTAGCGTATAGCATATTGATAAACAACAGAGAAATAGGAAGAATAGAAGGATACGTAATAAAAGGAGATTTTTATTCTGTCATTCATATTGATAATGCATATCAAAAGAAAGGTATCGGTTTTGATGCATTTCAAAAAGTATTTAATGAATTAAGTGTTTCTAATACAATTAATAAAATTGTAGGTTCATGGCATAGTGATGATGAATTCGCTTATTGTGATGAAGGTAAATCAACGAATCTTCATGTTTACCAGAAAAATATTAAAAATGGTATGACAAATGAAGAGAGTGCATTAAATACACCAACCGGAAGATGGGCAAGAAAATTAGGATTTAATTATTGCATAGTAGAAAGAAACAACACAGACTCTGTCCTTGTTTCTTTTATTAAAAAAACGCCGGAAGCATAACGCTCCGGCTTTTCTACTTATGTAATATTTTATCCAGCATTAGCAAAGACCTTTGGATAGTTCCTTTTCTGGTATTGAAGTCTCAGATACCCGATAAGGCTCTCATAATCGGTCAAGAAACCTTCATTGACCAAATCAGCAACCTTCTTTTCGAGCTGCCACAATTCACGTTGTTTTTTCTCCTCACCATGCTTATTACGTAGCATCTTTTCATGACTGTTGAAGATAACCCAGTTCAAGGCTTCACCTACCTTCTGCATGGCTTTAGGCATAAAGTCTTTGGGAACGATTTTCATGATGGCAGAAGAGAGTTCCCTATAAGCGTCCCCAGCATCATTCCGGTAACGAATCATTTGGTCAGAAACGAATTTGATTACATCATATTTGAATGACGCATTTAGCCACATAGCCAAATCAATGAACAATACAGGATGAACCCAGGTTCCACCGCATTTACCGCGTGAACTTAAATAGGGAGAATTTTGCCCATTTAGATTTTCTTTTTCAACAATGGTAGCGATTAATTCCTTGGTTGATTCATTTTCAAAGTATTTCTTCAATTCTTTGTTTGAGGAGTTTCCTTCGTTCCATAACTTTACAAGCCTGGTAGCATTGAAATAGCCATCAACGGTGCGTTGAATAACTTCTAAATTTCCCATTTGCCTTACCATTTCTTGATTTGTTTTCATGTCTCAGTGAATCTTAAATTAAAAAATTACCCCACCAAAGGCAAGCTCCTCACTTCTTACCAATGGCAGGGTTTATACTTTTCAGCCGTGAGGATAGCTGTTATTATCTCTTTGAGACAAAGTTACCAACATGGTGATTTTTAGCCTAAGATTGCTTAAACCAAGAACGAACAATTGGCAAAATGTTTCATAAAAATACCCCGAACCTTTCGGAACGGGGTTACTTGATTAGCCCTTTGATTTTCAACTTTTCTAAAACCTGATTGTAAATAAATTCTATATCCTGCCGGAAATCCTTATACTGTTGGTAGATAAAGGAAACATCAGCGATATTGTTCGATATTACACATGGAGAGACATCCGGGAACACGCCGGCAATCTCCGCCCTAATCCCATTCGGCAGCCGACCGCCGGCCAGCACGCTGGGGGCGAACAAGAACAGCACGATGAAGAGGAACTTCTTTCGCTGGGTGACGCTCTCAGGATTGGGCGGGCAGTCCATCCCGGCCAGCAATTCCTTGAACCAGCCATAAATCTCCGGAATAAGTGACAAATCGGTCAAAATAGGCGATGCTAACTCCTGTTCACGTTCTGATAATCTTGATTTCTGTTCACGTATTGATTTCAACTCCACGATTGATGAAAATTCTTTTGTCATAGTAGGAAAGTTTTAGTTAGAAATTCTTATATTTGCATCATAATCGTGTGTGGGAGTTGGCTTCTAATCGTGTGGGCTGGCTCCCTTTTTTGTTATATCAAGTGATATGCGTTCAGAATGGCTAAGGTGTAGATGATGACCGTAATCAGACTATCCAAAAACACCGCCCATGCTCCCAGCTTTTGGATCTGACTAAAACTCATGGTCAAGACAACAAGGAAACATATCCACTGGCTTGAAAACAATCCCATCCCCAGCAATAAAAGTCCGATGGTATCCATGAAGAATGCAACATGAAGCCACGGATGCGCCATCAGATACCAGCTTTTTGCTGTCTTATCCAGCTTCTGAAAGACTTTTAATGCCGGTATAAGGATTTACATCTGAACAGCTTCACAAACTCGTACAGGGCTTGTATGATGATTAATGCGTAGAATGCGTGTCTCATGGTCAGTAGCTTTTATCTCCGTGCTTGTACGGACGAAATTCATTGTATTTCATCTTCTGCTCGATGTACCAGAAGATGTCGATATTTCTGTCCCGACAGAAAGCGAATATCTCATTTAGGAGGATATATAGTTCATCCCGGTAGAAGTTGTCGGTGACATAAACACAGATTCTAAACATGGACTCCGTGAAGGTCATATCAGAATAGTCTTCCGTATCGCTTCCTTCGTAGTCAAAGCTATCCAAATCATATCCTCTCAATCCGGCCAAATCCAACAGACGAATACAGGCATCGGCAAGTTCTTCCTCGACAGTCCCTTTGATAAATGCCTCAAAGTCTTCCATGAATCTCCTTTTCCTAGTTTCTTCAGTCAATGGAACGCTATTCCCTTGCCATTCTTTGAACATTGCAACTTTCGCATGTTTCCCTTTCCGATCTGCTTCTACCGCTTCCATAAGTTCGGATATGACCAGACAAAGGAAATGCTCATCACTCAGGTTCTCTTCGTGCCATCCATGGGCTACTGCGCACCGGTAGGCTTTATCTCTTAATTTGTTTAAGTTCATAATTTCTATATTTATGACATTTTGACATCGTTTCTTTGGCACACATATTGTATGCCCATAATAAAATTTGATATATCTATATGAATGAATTTGATTCTTATAAGAATGATTTTGGTTTTGAAATAGGCTCTGGATTCTCAGGAAACTCTGATTACATGAAGGCTCTGGATGAGAAGAAAAGACGTGCTCTCATGGAAGAGCAATACAATTTTCTTCAAATTCAGAAGTCAGAAATTCTCGCTCAACAGAAATATCGTGAGTTGCATCAGAAGGAAATACTTGCTCAACAGAAATACCGCGAAGAGCAACGTAAAGGGGCCAACCTTGAAAAATGGCTTCTTATAGTCAATACTTTTATTGCCATCGCAGCATTATTGGTATCCATATTCAAATAAAATACCCGGTCACCGCCACAAAGCAGTTACCGGGTATTCACAAAGCACTGACAAGGGTTGTCAGTAAGATTTTCATATATCAATAATATATCATATTTTTGTTGGTATATTTAATTAAATTGTGATATGGATGCATTGATAAAACTATTCTCATCATTAAGAGTATATTGGAAAATTATAATAATAACTCTCATATGTAACGCATTAATTATTTACTTAATATGCTTCCTGATAATACCGGAATTTAAAAACTATCCACTTTCTAAAGAGATTATATTATCAATTGGAGGGACATTATGCTATTCTGCTTTGTTCTATTTCTTATCAACTGCATTATTAATTTTTTGGTTTCCTGTTCATCGCTTAATAGACTATAACGCCCAATGTATTACAAGATTAAACTTTATAACTTCAACTATAGCGTTAATATTTTTCACTACTTATCAACTCATATTAATGATTTTTATTGAAGAATACTCATTTAATATCATATTGGCATTAAAGGAAATTGCATTGGGGGTACTTTTCCCTACAATTATGGCGCCTGGAGAATTGCTTAGAATAAAATTAGCAGAAATAAGAAACAAGAAAACTCCCAAAAACTAAGTTTTCCTTTCACATTCATAATCGGCTTATCAAACAGTACCGCATCTTTCAGCACCCAGTTCCAGCAGCCTTTCTCAGCCCAGACTGATGGATGGTTCTGTACGCAATCGGCAATAACCACGTTACCGATGATGGCTCCTTTGGGGAATCCGTCATATATACAGTTATAAATCAAAGATTGTGATTGCCGCCTGATTATATCATATTGGAATAGGCTATAGCTAAATACTTGCTTACTCGATGAAGCATGAATCAGTACCCTCTGTCCGATGTACTTCTGAGGGCACTTCCATGTCCGGTTCTCGATGTCTTTAATACCGTGGGCGATTAAGCTAGCCCACGGCTGTTTGATGGATATTACTTTCATTTCTTACTAGTTGGATTATCACTTATCTCAGTTCCATGATATACAATTCTGTTAGCAGCTTCATCCAGCGGCAATGAAGCAAGGTATTTCAAGCATGCATCCCAGCCAGCTATAAATCCTTCGCTGAATTCATCTGCATAGCAATCTTCATCACAATCATGTGCTATGTTTTCTCCCTCGCAGAACCGGCAATAAGCACGTTCTTCACAAGCATATTTTCCGTTATACTGATAATGATCGTGAACGGCTTCCCTAAGCATTTCTTTTTTCTTATCCATATTTCAATCCTTTGCAATTTTATAACGTTTTCTATATTTCTCTATCATATCTTGTGCTTCTTGCAACGTGTTTTCTTCAGATACTCCTTTGGATATAAGGAATTGTGTAGCAACCTTACATGCCTTATACATATTCCTTGTCTCATACTTTCTGATTAATCGAGAGGTTTGTTTGTATTTTAGGATTCTGTATAAGCCTATAATTGTACCCCACACGACAAGGATAGACAAACATATTAATGCAACAGCTATTAGCCCAATAACTATGTAGCCTATATATAATGCTATTGTATTCATAAATCAATCCTCCAGCAAATCTAAAATACGGCAAATAGCACCTTCAAGAACAGAAAGCCTGTCCTCCATATCAATTCTGTAATCTTCAAATTCTTGGTCCTCATAGAGTGTCTCACACCCTTCATTTTTTGATGTCGAATATTCCAATGAAGTGTGACATATATCTGCAATATCACCAAGAACTTCATTAACAGGCTTATCGCCCAACATTGTTTCTACCGTTGTCTCTATTTTTACTTTTACTTGTTTCATTGTTTCCATTTTTTAATAAAGGGACATATCCGAATGAAAAAGAGTAAAGTGTCAAATTCTAAACT